GGGTTGCGCTGGTGTGTCTGAGCCGGAGTTTGGTAACGACAAAACAGAAAACCTTGGCGGGGTGGAGATCACATACCCGTTGTGGTGCAGGGTGACAGTTAAACGCCGCCTTGAAACTGGTGAGATCGTTGAGTTCACCGCTAAAGAGCTGTGGAAAGAAAATTACGCGCAAAAGGGCGGCAAAGAACGCAGCGTGGCGCCTAACGCGATGTGGCTACGTCGCCCTTACGCACAAATTGCCAAATGCGCCGAGGCTCAGGCTTTACGCAAAGCATTTCCTGAAGTTGGCGCACAACCGACCGCCGACGAAATGGAAGGCAAGTCGCTCGAAACCAACGTGATCGACGCAAGCACTGGCGAGGTTCAAACAACCAAGCAACCAGCTCGCGCAGAGATTGCAATTTGCTCGGATGAAAAGTTTGAGCAGAACCGCGCAGCTTGGCGCGAGATCGTCAAGTCCGGCAAGAAAACAACGAAAGAACTCATTTCTTTCTTGTCGTCAAAAACCGTTTTTAACGAAGATCAACTTGTCGAAATCGACAGTTGGAACCACGAGGACTAATCATCATGGAACGCATCATTCACAATCTTCAGCAAGGCTCGCCTGAATGGGACGCCTTCCGTCTTGAGCACGAAGGCTCTTCCGAAGCCGCAGCGATGCTTGGGAAGTCGCCGTACACGACACGCACCGAACTGTTAACCGTTAAAAAACTGGGCATTGCCAAAGAGTTTTCCGACTTTGTGCAATCCCGCGTGCTAGACAAAGGCCATGCGATCGAAGCGCTTGCGCGACCAATCGTTGAGGCTCGCATCGGTGAAGAGTTGTACCCGATCACTGTTTCTCGCGGCAAGCTCTCGGCATCGTGCGATGGCCTGACGATGGATGACTCGACAGGCTTTGAGTGCAAACAGTACAGCAAAGAGCTGTTTGAATCTGTTTGTAATGGCATTGTGCCTGAGCATCACTTGCCACAGGTGCAGCAGTGCCTATACGTCACTGGTGCCAACAAGTGGATTTTTACGGTTAGCGATGGCACAGAAGAAAACACGCGCACCGTAGACGTTTATCCTGACCCCAAATACATCGACAAGATTCTGAAAGGTTGGGCGCAATTCGAGAAAGACCTGGCCGACTTTGTGCCGGTTACTTATGCCGAGAAACCCAAGGCCGAGCCAGTTAAAGCCCTGCCAGCGCTTTCAATTGCGATCAAGGGCGAAGTGTCACTCTCGAATCTTCCCGCGTTTAAGGAGGCCGCTGAAGCATACGTTGCGGCAATTAAGACCGACCTTGAGACCGATCAAGATTTTGCGGACGCCGTAGCAAGTGTCAAATTTTTGGACGAAGCCGAAAAGACGCTTGAGCACGCCAAGAAAAACGCGCTTGGCCAGACCGCCAGCATCGACGAGTTAATGCGCACGATCGACCAAATTAAAGAGGCAATGCGCGCCAAACGCTTGACCTTAGATAAGTTGGTCAAAACGGAAAAGGATCGCATCAAAACGAGCGAGATTGCTCAAAGGGTATCGGCACTCGCAGAGTACCTGGGCGCCATCAATCGTGAAGTTTCTCCGGTAGTTGTATCTGTGCCAGCGAATTTTGCAGGGGCCATTAAGGGCTTGAGCACCATTAAGAGCTTGCATGACAAACTAGACACAGAGTTATCACGCTGCAAGATCGAAGCCGACTCAATCGCGGCGACTGTTCGCAAAAACCTAGCGCTACTTCACAAAGAAGCGCCATTACAAAAGGCTTTGTTTGCGGATCTGGCCACGCTTGCGTTGCAAAGTTATGAGACGTTTTCGGCGATTGTTGAAAACCGTCTGGCCGCTGAAGCAGCTCGGATTGCCAAGATTGAAGCCGAGGCCAAAGCGCTGATAGAGGCGAAGCTGCTTGCAGAGTCTCGCACCAAAGCCGAGGCTGAAGCGATATTGCAAGCAATGACGCAAGCCGAGGCCGAAGCTCAGGCCGATCCAGTTGAGCCGACCATTGTGCTGACGCCTAAGACTGTTTCGGTGCCTCTTGCGCCCACAGTCACCGATAAATACGCAGGCAAGAAAACCCCAACGTTGCGCGAGTTGGCAAGCGCGATTGCGTTTAAGTATGCCGTGGATGCACGCACGGCAACGGCTTGGATTATCAATGCAGTTAATCATTATCAAAACCAAAGCGAGGCAGCATAAATGGCATCGGTCAACAAAGTAATTTTATTGGGCAACCTCGGGCGCGATCCCGAGGTGCGTTACAGCGCCGACGGTGCTGCAGTCTGCAACATCGCAGTGGCCACAACATCAAACTGGAAAGACAAAAACTCCGGCGAGCGCCGCGAGGAAACCGAGTGGCATCGCATTGTGTTCTACAACCGCCTAGCCGAGATCGCTGGTGAGTACCTAAAGAAAGGAAAGCCTGTTTATGTCGAGGGTCGCTTAAAGACTCGCAAGTGGCAGAACAAGGAAGGTGTCGATCAGTACACGACTGAAGTTGTTGCGGACTCAATGCAGTTGCTTGGTGGGCGCGATGACGATTCACCAAGGCAGCAAGCGCCAGCCCCGCAGCAGCGTCAGGCACCGGCTCCGCAGCGTCAGCCAGCAGCGAGTATGGATGATATGTCAGACGATATTCCGTTTTAATTTTTACCCTGAGCAGAACGAGACGAGACAAGACTGGACAGCGCACAACACAGCAATGCAAGGGCAGTACATAGCGGCAAGCCTTAACGGGCTTTCCGGTGTGTAAAGCACCATACGGCAGGACGAGTCAGGACGAGTCAGACCGAGGCAAAACAACGCAAGATTTTTTAACCAAGGAAAAGAAAATGAAAACAGCAATCGTAACGATCAAAGGCGTATCGCCTTACTCACAAAGCAAGCATTACACGACAGACAAATTGCCAAAAGAAATTCCAAGGGATTATGAGGCGCGTACTTGGCGTGATCGACTTCACGCGCTTGATGATGGGTCAATCTTTATCCCCCCTATGAGCTTTAAAAACTGCCTAAGCGAAGCCGCAAAGTTTCTGAGTATTCAGATACCGGGCAAAGGTAAAAGCACCTACACCAAGCATATCGAGGCTGGCGTGCTCGTCACCGACCCATTAGTGCTCGGCATCAAAAAAGACGATGTCTCAGGCGAGTGGCTATTTGTCCCGTCTGATGGTATTCGCGGCTCAGGTAAGCGAGTAGATAAATGTTTCCCCGTCATCCACCAGTGGGGCGGTGACGTGACGTTTTACATACTGGATGAAACCGTGACAGAGGATGTGTTTAAAAACATTCTTGAGCAAGCCGGAAAGTTTATCGGCATTGGTCGGTTTCGCCCACGCAACAACGGATTTTATGGTCGGTTCACAGTTGAATCGGTTAAGTGGTCGTAGCAGTTTTATCTCGGCGCAATGCGTTGCGTGATGTGGCTGGGCTCGGCGGGAAGAAGTGCGGCAAGACTCGGCGAGGCGAGAACCGGCTTGGCATATTAAGACAAGGTAAGACAAGGGCTTAACGCAGTAATCAGCCAATTAGAAATAGTTGGCTGACTGATGCGAAAGCATTATGGCGTAGCAAGGCTCGACAAGTTGAGTCGGGACGCGGCGAGTTGGGGCGCAGCAGAACAAGACAAGGTTTTTAACAACAAAGGATTGAAATGCAAAATCAGCAACCGAATTTTAAATTAAGCAGTGACACGATTGCCATAGCGCGTGCGCTTGAGGTGATCGCAATAGGCGAGTCGATCAGCTACGAAGATTTGACAGAGCTTATTGGCCGCGACATTACGCAGTTTCGCGGTGCGCTCGACTCAGCTCGGCACGCAGTCCTGCGCGACAAGCAAATGGTTTTTGACTCGGTGCGTGGCGTTGGTTTGGTTCGGTTAAATGATTCGGACATTGTTGACCTAAGCGACAAGGCCAGAGAGCAATCACGCCGACTTGCAAAGCGCATTGCAAAGAAACTTGTATGCGTTAAATACGACTCGCTCAGCAGAGAAAAGCAGATCAAGCACAACACGGCTTTGAGTATGTTTGGCGTGATTGCAGAGCTATCGACCTCTAGCAGCGCCTAGCGACTTGAGCAAAAAATAGAGGCTGATGGTGGCTCGCTGCCGGTAGCAAAGGCTGCGCTGGCTGCGTTGGCCGCGATTGATTACTCAGGCGAAAGCGAACCCGACACCCCGTCGGTATAGCGAGTAGCCAGTAGTACCAGCGAGCAATCGCAGCCCGAGTGAAAGTCTCGGGGCTCACCAACACTTGAGGATATAGAAATGACTGAAGAAAAACTCCGCGAAGCAAATGATAAATCTTATGCTCTGGGAAATTTGCGGCTTGGAAAAAAATGGGCTGGTGAAGCGGTTCAGGGACTAACAAAATATCAAGTGTCCGCTTCAACTATTGGAGCAATTGAACTTTTAATCGAAGCCGATTTCGACAAGCGCATTGCGACAGCTCAAGCCGAATTCGACGCTCTGTAACTCAACCCTAGCCCTGCAAAGGGGCTTACAAGAAAGCGACAGGAGCGTTTTCTTGTGAGCCGACAGGTCTTAGCCGCCTGAAGATTTTAACTCCTTGGATACCAATGCTGCTTTATGCAAGCGGCTCACACTAAATTGGAGATAACAATGCTGACAGACAGACAAAAACAAATTTTGGCATTTTGCGCGACCGGCAGAAAATCCCGCGAAATCACCAAGTATTTTCAACTTGGCGTTGATTCAATTTATCTTGAGCTGCGCTTGTTGCAGCGACTTGGCCTGATACAAAAAACAGCGGCTAAGAGTAGGGCTCCTGCCGTGTTTACGACTGTCGGCACCAAGCCGGTACTTGATAGCCAGTATGAGCGCGACACAGATTTATACGCGCCTCAGTATGACCCCGAGCTGGTGAATGTCGAGTTTATTCGCACTAGCCACAATATTTTTGCGAGGGCTGCATGACTTCGCTACTCACCTCAATTCTAGTAATGCTCGCCCTGACCGTCGTGCCGCTACTTGTTGACTTCTATTGCGGCAAACTTTACGAACGAGAGAAAAATGCACGCTGAAACATTTGCGGACTCGCAGCTCGACCTATTCAGCGTCGGCTTAATTAACAAGTCAATCCAGCAGCAGCGCAATGACTTTGCTTGGTCGCCAACCGTGCGCGAAGAACTCATGCAGCTATTTCAATCAAGAGCCGGTGAGTGGCTAGCGCCGTTTGACTTTATGCCGCTCGCTACCAAGTACGACATTGGCCACCTAATCGGCCACGTCGTTTCGCACATGAGCCGCGAAGGGCTTGTCAAAAAAGAAGATCGCTATTTCGGCAGCACCTATCCTTGGGAAAAGGACTATCGCGGTTTTAAAAGCGTTTATATGTTGGAGGTTGCGCAATGTCAGATAGCCTAAACACACAAATTGGAGGCGATCACTATCTCAAGCTGAAAATTCAGCCAATGGAGTATTCGATGGCGAATAACCTGAACGCCTGTCAGCACACGGCGATTAAGTATTTGACTCGCTACAAGGACAAAAACGGGGTCGAAGATTTGCGCAAAGCTATCCACACCATTGAGATGTTGATCGAATTTGAGACGAGGGGCGACAAATGAACGAACGAATAAAAGAATTGGCACGACAAGCCAAGCCAAGCCCGAATTTAATTTGGGAGGATGCTGACCTTGAACGCTTTGCAGAGCTTGTGCGCCAAGACGAACGTGAGGCTTGTGCAAAGTTGTGCAGAGAAAAGTTAATGCAAACACCCTATGGCGAAATTGTAAGCGCAGCAATCAGAGCAAGGGGCAACCATGAACA